GGTTGGAACAACGAGGCTCTTAGGGTTTTGTCTGGCGACACACCAGCATATCTCGGCAAAGATGGCACTAATAAAAACATAAAAAGTATTATACCAGCGGATGAGGATGTATGGGTTAAGATTTCTAACTTGGCTAGAAAACATATGCGTGTTTCAATGGAAGAGCTAAGCTGGGTTCAGCAAAGTGGGAAGACATTGGGAGAGGAGTGGGGAATATCAAAGGGTGATGCCTTTGCTATTGCTGAACCGAAAGACTTTGAGAAAAAACTTAGAGAGCTTTTAATTTCAGAAGGCTATGATTCTATAGAGTATACTAATGACGCAGAAGATGCTGGAAGAACAAGCTATATTTTGCTTAGTGATAATCAATTTAAATCTATTGATGACTTAGCTTATGATTCGGGGGTTAGTATCTTCTCTACGAAGAAGGGTATATCTGCTACCACTAGCTCCAACATACAGGAATCCAGAAGGGTTGAAAGGGAATCATTTAAGGAGGTCGCTCTTAGTAGGATAGGAAATGCCAGGGCTAGCTCTATATCTAATTGGATTCAAAGGCGTGTAGAGCCTCTCATGACTATACCTGGGTATGATATGCTTGAGACTGAGAGGATGCTAGCTAAGGGTAGGATAGGAGAGTGGGCTAATACAGGCAGGATTATATTTGACATCTTAAACAATGCTAATACCGCAGAAAGAAAGGCTATCTTTAAATACTTTACTACTCGTGACGCTGATCCTAAAATGCTTTCTGATAGGAAGGTTGAGTTTGCTGAGAGGCAGACTATACTTAGGGGAAGAACACCAGGAGATAAGGATGTAACTAAAACAGAGAGCTTAAGGGAGAGGGTTGTAAAGACTAAAGAACTTATTGCTAAAATGGGGCAGAATTTAGTCGATGAAGGATTTATAAGTAACGAACAATACAGCGAGTGGAAGGAAAGGTATTTACCTAGGGTATACCTAGAGCATGTCTTGGGTGGCACTGATAAGGCTGGCTTTGGTTTTAGAATGTCGCCACTTACTTATACTAAGACTAGAAAAGAACATGAGAAGTTCATGAAAGACTTAGTGTCTGGTCGCATAGACGATCCAGGTTTCCTTTCTTCTAGGTATGTGTCGATGGCTGGTGCTGACATGGCTATAAAAAGCTACCTTGATTACATTGCTAGCGATCCAGGAAATAATAAATGGGTTCTTCCTGGCCAGATCATGACGTTCAAGAAGATGAAGGGCACTGCTGATTACTTTAAAGAGTTAGCTAGGGAGATTGATTTTCGTGCTGGCTTTCTGAAGAAGAAAGATCCAGCTAAGGCCAAGCAAATGGAAGACCTTTCCTCTGAAATGAAGGAAGAAGCTGAGACTGTTGACTCAAGGTTAAGGGGGGTGGATACAAGCAAGTATACAAAGGTACCAGACTCTCCAAGGTTTGGTGCAATGCGTGGCCTTTATGTAATGAAAGATATCTGGTCAGACATAAATGGGTTAGGTATAGCTGGCAATCCAGCGTGGGGTGGCCTTCTCAAGTGGAGTGGTAGGGCGCAGAAGGTATTTAAATACACCAAGGTACCCATGAATATACCGACCCAGATTAGAAATATTATATCTAATACTATATTAATGAATGTATCTGGTACCAATTTTCTTAAGATTCCAGGTGTGGTAAGCCAGGCTGTGTATGATGTATCTCATAATGGGAAGTATATGCAACTTGCCAGGAAGTATGGCTTGGAAAGTACTACGTTTGCATCTGAGGAATTGGTTAGGATAGATAGGGAATTAGCTACGGTAAAAGCTAGGGGTAATTCTTTTGATGGGATGTGGGCTAGGCTTAGTGTATTCTTTGATAAGTATCTTGATGTAGGTGGTCGAGCTTATCAAAAGAGTGAGGTATTATTTAAGGTTGCTAAGATGATAGACCTCATGGAGAATCATGGTAAGGGTGAGGCGGAAGCAGCTAAGCTAGCTAACGAAGCGTTGCTAGACTATAGTAATGTATCTCAGGGTATTAGAATGCTGAGAACTATGCCTTTAGGTTCTCCTTTTATTACGTTTAATGTTAAAGCAGCAGCTCAGATGGTAAGGAATATTAAACAACATCCTCTTGCTACCGCTAAGTATGCAGCTATCCCGTATCTATTTGCAGAGATGTTCCTATCTCAGAATGATGATCTTGATGACGAAGATTGGGATGCATTGATGGCGTTCTTGCCTGATTATATGGAGACATCTTTTAGTACTATGGTATTCCCTACTAAGAATGAGCAGGGTAAGTGGGAAGCTATTGATATAAGTTTCTTCTTACCTTGGGGTGCTCACTTGAATCTGGCTAGGGATGTGTATAAACAAGAATGGGGAAATGCGGTATCAGGTACTGGTATGTTCGCTGGGCCTTGGGAAATCTTTGGAGCGTTAAAACTTAACGAAGATCCATTTACTAAACAACCTATATTCAATGAGTTTGATCCGCCTATGCAAAGGTACCAAGATATGTTAGGTTACTTAGCATCCTATATGGTGCCTCCAATGCTTATGCCTAGAAATAGAGCTGGTGATATTATTACTGGTGGCGGTCCATTGTGGAAAACCATGATGGCTGCTGATTTTATTGATGGCAATGTGGGTAGGGATGGTCTTCCAAGATATACAATGCCTAATGCTTTGTTGTCTTGGTTAGGGGTTAGTGTTCAGCAGTTAGGAAGGGAGGATGTAATTAAGAAAGGATACTACAAACAAAAAGATTTAGATAATATAAACAAAAGATTTTTAAGGATGATTAATGAGCCAGCTTATGCAGGTAATAGTGCTGAGGCTATAGAAAAGAGAAAAGAATTGAGAGAGCAATACAGGGAACACTGGCTAAAGAAATATAAAGAGAGTATGGAGTGGGCAGAACATTTAAAAAGCTTGGAGAAACTTTTTAGTGAAGATAAAAAAACCTAAGCTAGTAGAAGTGGAGTGGTTGGATATATTCGCAACCTCTGGTTGGGAGAAACTTGATGAAGTTAATCCTCCTGTGTTGCATACCTATGGTTATCTAGTGTTCAAAGATAAGGATACTATTAAGGTTGCGTCTACTAAGGATGAGCATGGTGAGTGGTTTGCAACTCATGCATTTCCTAGGGGATGTGTTAAAAAAATACGCCCCCTTTCGGGGGCGCTAATTGAATTACCCAAAAAACAAGTACACAATAATACCACTAACCAGAATGTAACAAAGATACCAGGATAGTAGTTCTATTATGGTTCTGAACATCTATCATTCCATTTTTCTATTGCTTTCTTTTCCTCTCCTTTATGCTCTGGATTAAAGAAGAAGCTTACCTTGCATGGTAAACACCCCACTAAGAATGTTCCTATCTGACTTAACCCACCACAGAAAGGACACTTCTTTAATTTACTCATTAATATTTCCTCGTTAGTTTGCGTTGAGTGATTGAGTGAATCTCGTCATAGTAACCTTCTCCATCCAATCCTTTTAGTGAAACCACTCCTCTCCACCAGTTATACTCTGTGTCTCTGCACCAGCTTTCAGAGTAGTGTGGATGTGAGTAGCACCCTGCAGCTAGTCCGAAGATTTTTTGTCCATCTGGTCTAGTTTGTTCTGCATGATTATACAAGTGTGAATGTCCTTGCACCGCTGAGCAGTGTAGTTTAGATACTAAATGAAACCCTACATGAGTTGAGCTTATAGGCCTACCAGCTATACCAGATGTAAAGTAATGAGAGAACATAATATTCTCTATTGAAAGACAACTCTTAAATGGTGTTACCTTCCATCCATACTTTTCATATTGTAAGTCACTTAATCCTATTGCTCCTTCCAATTCTGGTGCTGAGTTAACAGCTCTCTCTATCCTGTCTTCATGATTGCCAAGACACATGTGTAGCTTGGGCTTGTATTGCTTCTCCTTCCTTTTTCTTTTTGATTCATTGAATTTTTTTATAGGTGCAAAGAGTTTTTCTTGTGCATCTATAACAGATAGGATGTCTTTCTTATATCGTCTACCTTCAAATCCTTTGGTGCCTTTATCATAAGATGATAAGCTAGGCATATCTCCAAAGTCTCCTAAGCAAACTATTATATCTGGTTGTTGTTCTATTATAAAGTTACCAAGAGCTGAGAATCTTTTGTTGTCATATCCAGGTGCAGCATGACAGTCAGGTATAATCAGTAAGTCTTTTGGTTCCTTATTTTTCATAGTAATGTTTCCATAGCATGTTTAACTATACTGTGTGGGTACTCCTTGCGAATGCCTAAAGTTACAACATTATTATTAAGAGAAACAACGTGGTGGTTGTTGCTCGATCTACGAATAGTTGCACCCTTTTTCTTTAATAATTTTAAAAAGTCTTTACTTTTAATTGGGTGTTTCATATTGCACATATCCCTGTCATGCATTGTTCGTCACT